TATTTAGCATAGATTAATCATACTTTTTTTTACTAATAGAAACAGGTCAAGTATGACCTAAAAGGTATTTTTAAAGCTAAGGTGTGTATTAGTTGTTATCAGTTAATATTTTCGCAACGGATGTTGCTCTGTTTTCTATATCAAATATAACTTGATCGATGCCTTTAGCTTGATACGGTAATTTCACTTCTCTTCTATTTACTTTAGCTGAAAAACCAGATAGTAAGTCAGTCAAAGGTTTAGCTGAACTTCTCACTTCAGCTAAAGTTGTTACTTTATTAAGTGACTCACATAATTTTGCTAATTCAAACAAGACTAAATGAATTGAGTCTGATGTGGTACCTAAAAGGCTAGGCGTATCAGCAACATTTATTGATATTTCACCTCTTGCTACTAGTTTATTATTTTCCTGCTGTTTTTGTAAAAATACTTCTTTTGTTGGAATTTGTTCATTAAAATCAGTCATAATTATGCCTTTATATGTGGGTAATTTATTACTTTTGTAACCGATAATGTCGGGTTTCCACCAAAGTTGATAACATTTTGCGGTGCCTTACCCTCTACAATTACACGGTTTATATAACGAATAAATAGTCGGCTATAAGGATGCTGGCCTGGTACGCGAATAACTTTAGCATCAAAAACCCCTGTACCATCCCACCAACCACCATAATAAGCATGATTGCTATTTTGAAGTGCTAATTGTGTATTTATTTGCTCACTTGTTGCACTGTCATTTGCCAAAACAAACTGTACATAAGTACAACTATGATCATTGCTATGTTTAGGGTCTTCATAATGCCCCGGGTGATAGCTATAACAATTGGTAGAGTGAACTTTAGTTAACTGACCTACCGATGGATACATATGAACAGCAGTACCAGTTGTTGGCAAGGCTTTCCATTTTGTTTTAGTTTCATCTAGCGGGTCTATTTCAGGGTTTATACTTGTTTGAGAATGCCGTGCATTATCGTAATATGAAATGATTTGTGATGAATGGCTATTTGCAAAGTTAAGTATTGCCGAGTTTATCTTAGTTTCAGCATTTGTTACTTTAGAATCAATCAGCTGAACTTTATCATCAACAACTTGCGTTAAATTATTTGATGCTGTAACGAGCTCTGCGATATCTTGTTCTAACGCCATAATATTCTCCTTTAAATTAAAAAACTGTGTGTAAAGCTGTATTAAAATATCTTTAAATAATTAATGTATACCGGCCTTTATTAAGGCAAATTTTTGTTTAATGTAGCGATACATATTACTGATTTGCGCCGTTGCCATTTTGGCAAGTTCAGGTGCTATTAAAATGTTTAAATCAACGCCCTGATCTATAATATTGACCGAACCTGCTGGTACGCCTGTTAAAGCCAAATCAAAAGCCAGTAATAAATCAACTTCTGGTGACTTAAAAGCCAGTGCTTTGTCAGGCTCTGAGTACACGGCAAATAAAGTGCCATCAGCTAAATAAAAACCGACTTCTCGTACCCAAAAAGTTTTATTTGAATCATCTATCACACTCATATGAATTTGAGTTGGGCTAACTAATCTGCCACTTGCAATTTTGATACGATTCTTTTCTGCGCCTAATGCAGTGCGATTTTGATTTGGTTCATAAGCTTGATCGCCTAAGCCTATTGCTGTTATTTGCGCCTGCAAGCCATTGTTATCGGCATTAAAAATAGCTTGCAAACCCATAGTGGTAATTGTGGGCTTTAATATTGTGCTCACGGTTTACTCCTTGTATTAATTAAATTTAGTGCATGTCTTCACATACCTTTTATAAATAAGAGGTATATATTTTTAAAATTGTTTTATGTGAATTGTAAGTAGGTGTATATTCAAACTACTTCAAGATGAGGATTCAGTTGAAATTAGGTTAAATAAAATCGTGCAACGCTATAACGGCGATTATTCAAGTACAATTGTGCATTTATATTACTAACAGATACAGCTAGCTGCACGGGGGTAGTTTGATTCGAAATACGAGTAGTTTGAATGTTTTTTTGACTTGTTACTAAGCTTGCTGCTAACTGTGTTTTACTTGGTGGTAATTTTACTGGCTTTGTTTCGTTGGTTAAACGCCTCACCTGACACCAACCACTTGATGCAGTACCTAATAATAGGTTTGAATTGATTTTGGCACCAACCAAAAAATCAAAATGTGAACGAGCAGGTTTAACCTGATTAATCACTCTAAATAAAACGTCATATAAGTCTGGATTTAAAAAAACTTCATTACTTGTATATGGGTTTTCATTTGCCCAAGCAATAAATACAAAGGTATACGGTTTGCTACTATGGATCGGCGCTAATGCAATGTCCTCACATTCCTCAAACCATTCTAAAAATTCAAATTCGATATTAAGGGCTTTCAGTGCTCTTTTTACCGAACCGACAGTCCCTTTATGTTTATGGATAGAAACCGACTGCTTTAACATGACTCGTTTAGAATGTTCACTCCATTGCTCATCCCATTCATCAACAGATAATGCCCAAGCTAACCAAGGCAATAAATTTTCAGGACATGTATCTGGATCCCATTGTTTACCTATTTCAACTGGAATTTGACTCAACCTACTACTAGCATTCTCTAAATTAGCTTCAAGCATTGATGCATTAGGAGGTAATAAACTTTGATTAATTTGATCCATTGTTATAATCCTGAGTTAATTTTTATATCATCACAATAAGCTGCTTGTTCAGTTTTAACTTGAATATCTGACGGAGGTTGTAATAATTTCACTTTTTTTACTCCAGGTTGATGCATTGCAGCATAAAGCCCCGATAAAGTAATTTCATTACCAAGTTGATGCGCTTTTTTCACAAACGCATTCACTTTGCGACTCACGTTTTCAAGTGTTTGTGTTTTACCAGGACCTGAATTTAGCTCAATATCAGCTTCAACCTGGTAATTGATGATTTGGGCTGACTGTACATTCACACAGTCTGTTAATGGCCTAATATCTTCATGATTTAATTTTTCTAAGATTAGATTTAACAAATCTTGTGAGGGTAAACCGGTTTGAGTATTAGCTAAGATTGTAACCAGTACCTTTCCAGGTTCAGGGCTTGATACGAATACATCTTTTACGTCACCCGATGCAGACAATGTATGAAATTTATATGCTCCTATGGGACCTGCGGTACTATGGCCTTCCAACGATAAAGGAATTCTCATTCTAAATCTTGAATCAGATTCCATTATTAATTCATTTGACTCTGAATTTGGCGTCGAAATACATTGACGCTTTACACCAAATAAAGCAGCTAAATTATCTAAATCATTACCTGTTGCATAAGCCAACATCACAGATTTAGACGCATCATTGACCCTTTGCCTAAGTAATAACTCTCTATAAGCTGCCATTTCAAGAATTTTATAAGCAGGATCTGATTCAATTAAAGTACTAAATTGGTTTGTTTTATTTCGTAATACTTGAAGCATTTCATTAAAAATAGTTTCATAGTCTAGCGCCTCAACAATATCTGGCGCAAAGAGCTGGGTTAAATCAATTGGGGTAGTCATAATATAGGCTCTGTTAATATAACGGCTTATTAGGCCAGATATGATGGGAAATCAGCTGTTTTTATATACTGAACGGTTGCTTAATAAGGTATCTAATTTTTTATCAATTGAATCTAAGCGTTTTTCTATTCGTTTTTGATCTTCATTACGGATCTGTTTCAAATGTAAAATATCTTGAGAATTTGAATTAATACGTTTATCTAGATCACCTAAATAAAGTATTCCAGAAACGAGTAACATTACTGTTGTAATAAAATGTGCCAAATTCAACTCTTTTTTCATATGCCACTGATTTTGTTCTGTTTCAGCCTTACCATTTTGAATCATCTACTCACCCCCTTTATTTTTTCAATTGTTCGTAAACCAGCAAGTCCTAGCATACCTAAAGTTAATTCCATCATAGTATCAAGAGGTAGTTTTGGTGATCCAATCTCAGGAAAAAGCCATTGCAAAATCGGGTTAACAATAAAAGCAAACATAAAACCAAAACCACATACCCACATTAAAAAAGGCCGTGCCCCGGCCACAAATATACTGCGATGATTTGCTTGTACTTTGTTTATTTCAGCCTGTACTAAATTTGGTTGTTGTTTTAACCTTTGTTTAATCAGTGCTAAATTTAACTCTTCTTCATCACTGGTAAATATTTCATCTAAAATATCACCTACCGCTTTGATAGGTTCAGTGAGCTGAGTCGAAAAAATACTATTAAACCAATTCATTAAGACTGCCACTCCCCTGTTTTCATTTGCAAAGAGAGTTCTTGAGAACGTTTTGGTACTTGTTTCGCCCAGCGACTTTCAAGCATTTCTACTGCAGCTTGTTCAAACATTCCATTTTCTATATAACGAATCGTTTTTTTAAAAGCTAATAACCCCTCTAAACCTAAGTTATATGCCATGTTTAATAGCACAGCAAAACGGGCTCCATTACAGTAACGAGTATCTATATTTCGTTTAATACCCGCTTTACGTAATGTAAGATCATTAAGCAGTAATGTTTCAGCTTCTTGTTTTGATATACCTACGTCATCTAAGTTTCGACCATAACCGATTGTGAGTTTCTCTGCGGTACAATAATAAGGATGTTGTCTGTAACCTTCGTGTTTTTTTACTTGTTCAACAGTATTTTGAATAGACATAAAAAAAACTCACACAGTTATTAGCCGTTGAGTTCCTATAAAAGTAAATTAAGCATTTTTGAGATGTAAAGTTCTGAATTAAAAACCTTTCGCACTTTAGATATATCATAATGATTTAAATTTAAATTAAGAGGTCAACTCTGCCCTACTTCTGAATTAGGCTGATTAATCGAATTTAAGAAAGGCTTGTTTAATTAAAATTCTATTTTACTCAATATTTCGCGCTCAGCTTTTACTAACCAAAACTCAGCCGATCGCTTTGATTCAAACCCTAATAATATTGCTGCTTCTTTTAATGGAGCTTCATGAATATAACGCGCTCGTAATGCTCGAATACATTCAGGTCTTAGCTGTGACATTAGACTTGTTAATTCTTCTATCATTTGCGGCACAAAAATATTCTCAGAGTGGTTACGATTTGAAAAGGTTTGGTCACTTCTTTCACTGATAGAAGTAGTCGCATATCCTTGAATTGACTCTTTACTTCGCCAGAATCTTCCCCAGCTTTTTAAGTTTTTTCTTAATGCTTTAATTGTTATCTGTTGTTCCAAAACTCAGCTCCTGTATAACCTTAATAACTTTAAGTGAATATACGTCTTCAATTAATCCAATAACATCATTCCATTTAGGGTTAAATTCATTATTTTCCCATCTACGTAATGTGCGTTCTTCGATGCCATAAGAAGCAGCAGACTCAGCTTGGGTATAACCTCTAAATTTTCTCGCGTATTTTAAAATATCAGCCCCTTTAGGTGTCCGATTAATAAGAGCGGGATCATTTGGTACTGCAAATTGATTCATTCCATATCCTTTAGATAATTTGATTTAAAATTCTTGAATGCTAAAAACCTTTTCAGCAGTTATACAAGAGTGATTTTTTAGCTGTTTATAGCTTAAAACCAAAAATTAAAGTTAAAATTGATCCGTGACACTAAATTTAATTTTTTACGCTCCATTTATCAGATAAATAGTTTTATATACCAATAAAAAATGCATAAACTTTTATGACTAAACATCTCAAGAATAAGGTCGACACAATGAGTCACAAAATTTTAAATACTTTTAATAACAATAAATTAGAGCTTTTTTAAGCGTACCCAAATAATAGACTTTTACTCCGACTAAAACAGGTCAATTTCGACCTTACCCCTAAAAAAGGGTCTGGAAAATGTGTTAATGTAATTTATTACGCACGCATGTAAATTATTTCATCGGCTAATCTTGAACATATCTGTAAAAAACATTCAGAAATATGTGACAACTTAAAAAGTAGTGCTACGTACTGTATTTTTTTCACCGGTATAATGCGCTCTCTTCAATTGCATAAGATGCTTTAGTTTCAGCTTGTAAACCCTCAAACTCTTCATGCATGTATTAATATATCGAAGCATTGACTCTCTAACTTATTGAGTGAGTTTTAAACATTTGTTAAATAGACTCATTCCTTGCCTCTTTGATTGTTTATTCTACGCATTTTGTTGTGTATAATTATTAATAACATACGCATTGCGCATATTATTAAATTAAAGTGTACTTTAAATAAGTTGCCGCGTAACTTTTAACTCACTATAATTCTATTATTAACGCAGTGCAATATTTAATTTAAAATGTGCGTTATAAAAACACTAGATTGAGTATTATTCAATCTCACACTGTAATTAGCTTTTATATAATAATATTGAAGCTAACCAATTAAATGGATAAAATTTATAACTTAAGGT